GTTTTCTTCTATTCCTCCTCTAATCTAATCTTCTATAATGGTTAACATCTCTTATAGAATGTTAACAGCATTATGTCGCTCGAGTGTGAGCGGAAGTAGAACCACGACAGGCACCTTCTTAATACTTTTCTTAATGGAAGTACGTGAGGACTCAATCGTGGAGGACTTGACCTTAGGTCTCTGAGGTTGGACCAGACGAATGCTATGGTGCTTCAACATGTGACGCCGAGCCTCGTGAAAGGACTTAATTGGCCGACACTGTTTGTCTTGCATGAGACAGCGGGTGCAGTAGCAATCACCAGTTTTGGAATTCTTAAGATAAGAAGTCCTGGCACTAATTGGCGTAGCCAAGAGATCGGCGATCAATTCTTCAATAGAAGAATGAACCGAATCTCTGACGAAAGGCTTACCAATCAGCCCAAAAGTATCATCCTCAGGGATGGTCTTCACAACGACAGTGTGCCCATTGGTTTTGAACCGTAGGGTGCCGTTGGGGATAGTTTTGCGAGTATCATGAATAATCTTCCCCTGGAGATTGACATAAGCAGCGAAATGGTTGGACTCGGCATGCTGAAAAGCACCGTCCTTACCCAATCCGCAGTACTTATCCTTACGGTAGCAATAGGGGCTCTCGCACACCCAGGGGTGTCCTGGAGCTTCCATAATTTCAATGCGAACAGCAAATAAAGAAGGGAAGATCCTCTTAGCGACATCCCCAGGATATAGGGTAGTGAGCTCGGGGTGCTTATCCAGACACGACACTCGACCGAAACAAGTTGTGATTTTGGCGGCGGTTTGTGTAATGCTGTCGTTGATAACAACGGCAGCTCTACGGTGCTCAGGGCACTTACAAACTAGAATAGAAGTCGCAACTTCATTCTTCCAAATAACTACGGTTTGGGACGAGAGAGCGTACTGGATTTGTACTGGCTCCTCAAGAAAAGCGAGGAGGTCTTTGTTGGTGGTGGGGTTCATGATTATTGTTGATTTTTGAGGTAGGAAATATTTTTCGACACCTTATTGCATTCGGCGATGTGATTGCTTTCCCATAAAAGTACGTCACTGACTGTCATATCACATTGTTTTCGGATAAGAGTGAAGTAGCTTCCTATAAATGGTTTATTACTTCGTTCATCTTTCCTAAACTCTTCTTTGTACTTGTTGAAGAACTTATCGACTTTGGAACGTTTCTTCCAATTGTTTCCTGCTAAAATACGGAATCCCTCAGAGATGGCTCTAACGAGAGGTAAATCCTTACCCCACGAATCCATTGAGTCGGCATTACTGGCACAAAGAGTCTTCCAAGTGCCTTCTGAAAATGCCGAGCCGGTGGCTGCGGTGTAACCGTACATAGCAAGTAAACGATCGGGTTCGCGGACGAATTTGTATTCTCCGTTCGTTCCCAAGATGACTTTCATTGAACAAAAACCAATATCTGTAATATCTCCTACAGTGTAGTCTTTGATCGGTATTCCGATACCGTGTTTAACTTGTTCGGTTGGGAAGTAGTCGGCCAATCTCCTTTCAAAAGAAGGGAAATCAGAAGATTCGATACATAAGAGCATATCATCGCCTTTAACGATAAAGGTCTGATCTTCTAATATACTACCGTTAGTTTTATGTAATAAGAAAGACATGTATAACATACTTCTGAAGGTATTACCCTCAGTGGTGTTATTAAATCCACTAGCGGTTGTTCCGTAGCAGTTATAACTTCCTATATCAGTAAAAACTTTACGATGTAGATTGGTGGCGACTAATTCTATTTCTTCGATAGTTAAAAAGTCTCTTGTGAAATGCTCTCCGATCTCTTTGAGAGCATGTCGATAATATGTGCAATTCACAGTATCCATGTATAAGGCGTACTGGCTACTATCAAAACGACTACCATCCAATTGAATCCATTTTGGGTTGCGATAATGCGACTCCATATCACGGACTTTTTCAGATAGTTCTTCGGCGTTAGCCGACAGACAATATTGGGGAAATTTGGCATCCCATAATTTCTGTAGAAACCAATAGAAAGCTCCAACGATGACTTTCATGATGTCTCCGGGAGCTGTGATGTTCCTGTTTTTGAAATCCTCTAGGCAAAGCTTCTCATCAGTTTTAGAAAAACTGGAGCAGCTGATAAATAAGCACTTCTTGTCGTGATGCGGACAATATTCTATCACGAATAACGCATCTTTAAATCCATCTTGTTTAATCTTCTTGAGTGCTCGTTCAAAAGCTCCTTTCTGATTATGGTTAAGATGGCTAAGATATTTAGCGTGGATGTCTGCATCTGGTGTGCTGTTGGTGATGGTTTCAAAAACAATTGGTTCTATATCGTTTTGATAATAATCAATCAATTCTTTAGCGGCCCAGTCTTCATAGAAGGCCTCCGTTCTTTGGCGACAAGTTGAGTACAACATAGCTTTATTACAAGAATGAGCGGCCCAACATTTATGTACGGTAGGTGCTATTTTGAAATAAACTTTTGGTGCATTGTCACAACCATGATGAAAAGCATCATACATGGCGTGCTCAGCCTTGAATCCAAAGAATGATAAAGAAGTATTGTCAGGGATAGAGAGAGTGCTCCGAGTTGAACTAATAATGTTAACAACCTCGGACCATCTCTTATCCGGTACGCAGTATCTGGGTACTTGCGGAATGGGTGAAGGTGTCGCTCCTCCTCATTGTGTTTGTGTTATAGTCGGGGCGTATTCCCCTAACACTGATGCGGCGTTGATTTCTTCTCTAATGTGTTGCAGTAACGCTGCTGCTACTGCCCATTCTATTTGACTCTGTTCTTCCCGAGTCATGTTCATGGTATACACCTTTCTAAGCGCGGCACCCCAAGTGTATTTCGATAAATTACTCTTGGGTTCGGAGGAGATTCTCCTGTAGGCTTTCAAGTTAATTGTTTTAACATTAGATTTGGTGGCAAAGGGATGTAGATAATCTCCTTTATTGAACATTACAGAATGGAATTCTGCTGTGCCGCTCGCTTCATTTACGCGAATATGGGCACTGTTGGCCAATACCATCTCCCATTTCCCTTCACCGTCCTTAGGTTTGGGTTGAGAGACGATCCAAGCGTCTTCCTGTTGAGCTCCATGTTTGAACCATTGTCTGATTCGATCGTACAATCCCGCGTCTTTAACTATTAGGCGTTCCACTGCTAGCTTCGCTTCCCCACTAGTATCAGTAGTGGATCGAAGTGTGGATTTACCACAAACATATTCTATGAGAGAAAAAGTTTGGATCAAACCGCTATCAGTAGTGTTACTAATAGCTGATCCCAAATTAAAGCTTTGGTGGCGGAAACTTTTGAAAAGTTTATGGAGTGCCGGCTCGTCGTTATGATTAACGATGTGTTGATAACTGGTGGCATCAGGACAGATCGGCGCATAGTGGATCTGGTCGTACTCTTTACCAGGTTTGTAGTGAAGAGTGACCTCAGAATTTTCGAGGAGGACTTCTTTGTCAAAACCCCATCTCTGGAACGTATGTTCCGTAGAAAGAAGTCGACATCCGGTGTTTCTGATCTTCCTAAAGAAGTCAGTCCAAAAGTCCTGCATACGCAATTCTGTGAAAGCTTCAGAAAGTTTACCAAAACCTTTCTGTATCAGCAATTGATTATAAGTGGTATCCTTATAAGCTTTCTTAATCTGCAATGGTAAAGCAAATTCCCTTATTAGATCATCTATTCTCTTAAGGAGGATACCGCGATACGCTGGATTGGCGTAATAAGCTGTGTCTCCTAAAAAGAACATTGAGTTGTCGCTAATGGCTAGTTCGAGATGTTCGCAAACTTTATCGAAGGGGTTGCAACTACACATGCCGATTTTAGATCCGCTGTGTTTAATGACCGTGGCCGCACTGCTGGCGGCCCGTTTGGAGTCTAATTGATCGTATTCTGGGCGATTGCACCAATACTCAGCTCCGTCGTTCAAACAGACTTGAAAATCTGTCTGAGCATCTAAGCGTTTGGCGTTGCCCATGATGTCGAAGAGCTTAGCTCCACCACTCTGGCTCCAGATTCCTAAGAGTCTGTGGGTGAGTATGGATCTGAAGGAAGCGTTGATCTCGTGATCGTTTCTCGTTCCGGTACCTCTAGCAGAGAAGTTACCTCCTGCTGCCTTGATCAAATGAGACATACCAACCTTAGTTATATGCCCCAATGAGACGTTACCGGATGTGCCAGGGCTGGCAAATCCTTGCTTATCATCGTTAAGGAAATAATTATCCTTAGCTTGAGCTCTTTTGCGCGTATAAAGCGCACTATCATCTATGAATTCTTTCAATGACATTTTATCGGTAGTGTAATAACTTAACACATTATCCGTAGAGTCGGATAGTAGCACCTCTGTGGTGGCTGAGTGGAACGCCCACCTCGGGCGTATAAATATCTCCTGCTCTCTCAATTGCATTCC